CGCCCAGGCTTAAATACGATGGTACAAAAGTCACTCAAGGCATAGGCCGCGAGCAAATGTGGCGAACAATGCGAATATTAAAAACGTTCAGTGCCAAAGATCTTAGCGTGTCGGCTAGCAGCGATGTTCACTCAGTCAAACTAGCGGAAGCAAAAGACTACTGCCACCACCTAAGAAAGGCGGGTTATTTGAAAGGTGGCCCAAAAGAAGGCTATGTCTTCTTGGTATCGCGATATACAGGGCCAAGGCCCCCAAAAATACAGCGCACAAAATCCGTGTTTGACCCTAACTTAGGCAAAGTCGTCTGGCCGGAGGCTCATCATGAATAAGCAAAACTGGGTAATAGTATTAGCGGAGGCTTGCATCAAAACATCACAGTCACGCGTGTCGGCACGCCTAAAACAAACCGATGGGTTTCCATCCCCAACCGTCATTAATCAGGTTTTAAAGGACAAATATCCGGGCCGTAAAGACCGTTTAAAAGCCCTTGTAGAAGGGGTTTATATGAACAGGACAGTTACCTGTCCCGTCTCTGATGAAATTAGCAGTGATACCTGTGAAGAAAATCAATCCCGCCCATTTATCAACACCAACCCTATTCGCGTTCGGCTCTTTAAAGCCTGCCGCAACGGCTGCCCTCACTCACGACTGGAGACAACAGAATGAACCACCATCATCAGCATATTTTTAACAATTTAACAGCCGCTCTAGAGTGTACGCGAACACTAGATCGGATGGGGCTACAAATTAGCAAGATGGATTTATCTGGAAGCAAGCCGCGCATTGTTGTGCTTAACGATGCTAAATGCAGCCAATTAAACGCCATTCCTAGAACATACATAGGCGCTGGAAAGCAGTATCAGCGGTGTATGACAACCCTATTAGACGGCTGTCAAATTGACTATACCGTTCGCGGCCACTAATTCACATAACAGGAAAACATAATGACTAGATCAAAACCTCAATCCATCGTCCATACCATCAAAGACAACAAGCAAGCCGATGAAGTACTTGCAGAACTCGCGCAAATCAGTCGCTCAATAGAAGCTTCTGAAGCAGACCTAAACCAAAGCATAGCCGAATTAAAAGCCGAGACCGAAGCCCATTGTGAGCCAAAAATAAAACGTAAAAAAGCACTTGAAACCAGCTTAATGGCCTATGCCGAATATAACAAAAACGAACTATTCAAAGACAAGCGCAGTGTCGAACTACTCTATGGATTCTTTGGTTATCGGAAATCATCGGTCTTAAAGCCCATATCAAAAACCACATGGGCCATGGTCATGGGCAAGTTAAAGCAACTGGGCCAAACCAATGCCATTCGTACCAAGCAAACAGTGGATAAAGACGAACTGGCAACATGGCCAACAGAACGCCTAGAAACTATCGACGTTAAGCGAACCGAGAAAGACACCTTCTGGTATGAAACCAAAAAAGAAGACCTTGATGCGGCTTAGCCGAGCATATGTTCTGAACGGAGAATGACATGACCAGAGATGAATTTAACGCAACTCGATTCAGCGCGGGCACTGTTTTTTCATATGAAGATATTAACTATGACGTGGTTGCTTTGAACTTTACTGAGGGGCTGCTAGGGCTGGATATGTACGACGATAGCAGTGACTTATCGTGGGTAAGGTGCGAAAGCGGTGAAATTGTAGAGGCTAATGCCCAGTGTAACCGGCCGCAGATTAACGCCACAAAAACAGGAAGCAACGATGAACAGTAAAAGCGATAAAGATACCGTAGCCGCGGCAGAGAACGTAGCTGAGAATTTATTCCAGCAAGGCGATAAGGTTAAATGGACTAAGGCAATAGAGACAAGTAGAGGGATATCATTTTCCTCCAAAAATGGGAGGGTTTTGTCTTTGTCTGGCGAATTAGTCAATGTTCGCTATCGCGGAAGAATATTACAAATACATAAAACAATGTTGAGACTGGAAAGCGAAACTGGCGAGCTAACTGATTTGGTAAGAAATTTAGCCAGCTAACAGATCAATAAAACACACGGAAAAACAATGACAACCGCGCATACAGCAAAATTATCAACAAGCTCACGGCTAAAACGGGTAGACAAATTACTGTCCGATGGCCGCGAATATTCAACCCGCGAAATTATCGCCCATGCCGATGTATGCGCGGTCAACAGTGTTATCACAGAACTACGGCATAACGGCAGGAATATCACCTGCCGTCGCGAAGGCCAGCACTGGTATTACACAATGGAGCAAGCAAAATGAGCCAACCAACAAAAGAACAGTGGGTAGAAATAACCGAACAAATGGACAGACTTTACTCTGCTGTTCACCTACGTTGCGATGGGTATCTTTTGACTACCAATATGCACCGTAACAAAAATAAGCTGGAGATTTCTATCTACATCAACGGCGTCATTAAAGGTGAATGGGTCGGCTGTTATAAAACAGACGATGAGTTTAGCGATATTCAGCGGAAATTTTGCAAAGTATCAAAAATGGCTATTTGGAGTAAAAAAGAACTCTTCTCTCTAGAGAAGATATGGGGTAAGCGCGAGGCGAAAAAGCGAGGTTATTACAATAAGAATCTCTTTGTATCGCCATGCTGGGGTTCTGCAAAACGCCTAGTCAGTCACCTCAAAAAACACAATCAAAATATCGAAGTCCTAACGCCTGAAGAATACGACAAGGCCATCGAAGCACTTCCCAAAGAGGACGCAGCGTGAACAGAGCCACCCTAATAAAACTCGTTCACGCAGGTGCGCGCCATGCCTTTAACGATGAAGATGCTCGCAAACAATGGCAAGAAAGCAGAACAGGCCATCGTAGCTGCAAAGACATGAGCGATGCACAGCTAGAAAACCTAGTGGCAGAACTGAGGCGTAAAAAAGCCCTTAAGCCCTTGCAGAGAAAAGCCCCAACAGCAAAAAAAACACCGGCTGACAAAATCCGAGCGTTATGGATCGACATGCATACCAGCGGCTTAATAAATGATGGGACAGAAAAAGCACTGGGCAAATATTTACACCGTATGACCGGTCGCTATAAAGCCGAATGGATACCCTTACCTGATGCCATGCGAGTGATCGAAAGCTTGAAAAAATGGCGTATTAGATTAGAAGATAAATAGGAGATGATCACCATGCGTACCCCGACAGTTATTTACGAAGCATTACCTAATATCTACATCTTTCTGGCCGTACTAACCGCCTATAAATTGCCCAGCGCCTTGGTCTCCGTTGTTATGTTTTTAGCCGCGGCTTACCTGGTTAAAAAATGGCGAACAAATAACCGTAACAAACGAACAGTCAAACGACGACTCAGATGATTCAAACCGCGATCCTTATTAGTGGCCTAGCCGCCATCTGGTTAGCAACGCATCAATGCCCTAAACACCAGCGTTACGCCTGTTTGTTTGGCTTGGCTGGGCAACCCTTTTGGATCGTTAGCGCCTATACCACCGAGCAATGGGGAATCTTAGTGCTCGCTATTATGCACGTGATTGTATGGGCGTCATCGTTCCATCGGCATTGGTTGAACACAATTAAAAGTAACAATATTAAGAAACAATGAGCAAAAAAAGATTCATCCAAAGCGCCTCGGCAGTACTGCTTTTTCAAACAGGTGAAAAACCTTGTGTTGATAAAGCCGTTAGATATGCCGAAAAGTTATGGGAAAAGCTCACCGAAAAAGGCTATGGCGCATCAACAAAAGAGCACCGGCCTCGCAGCAGCAGAGACTACTACAAACTGTTAAGCGAGCATCAGCGCAAAGCCTTTAACTTGTTCTGGAATGCCTTTGGTCATAAGCACGGGCGTGATGGAGCCGCTATGCGGTTTGGGCAATTGGGCGAACTAACATCAGCCGAGTATAAAATTATTATAGAGGCAGCAAAAAAAGAATCACTTCGGCAGTTGCCGTACGGGCAAAGCCGAATAATGGCGCAGGGGTGGATTGAGGAAAAACGCTATAACGACCATACGCCTAGCCCTAAAGCCAAGCAGAACGCCGCCCATGCTGCCAACAACTTACGAAACGAGCTAGCAAGTTTGCAGCAGCTACACAAAGCCTCACCATCACCCAGTATGGAAAAGCGAATCAAACAACTAACGGAGCAGCTCAAATGAGTAACTACCCCGAATTACTCGCCGATGTATCAGACAATCTGCACAAGCGCTTAAAAGAAAACGGCATCGATGAGCAGCAAAGCCGCAAAATAGCCTTTGAACACGTAGAATTCATCCGCAAGCACTGGGGTGGCCAACCCATCTACATCCCCAAAGGTATCGCCCATGATTTAACCGCGCGCGATATCGAGATGTTTAAAAAGTTCAACGGGCATAATCAAGATGCACTGGCGCGTGAATACGGCCTAACCGTTGTGCGGGTGTACCAAATACTAAAAATCGCCCAAGCTGAATTTACGCGCAAGCATCAAGCGGATATTTTTGCAACATAGCAAAACTAACCAAACCGATCTTTTTTAACCAAGGACGCACCCCATGAAAAAAAACACAATGCAACGCCTGCAAATACTGGGCATTTTATATCACCACATGGAACAAGCCCCCAAAGCCCCGTGGGTGCATATAAACCAGCTAACCGAGCTGGGTGAAATAGACTTTTCTATTGAAGTATTAAAAGAGCTGCAGCACATAAAGCAAAATGGCTTTAACTATCGTATTCAGGCAGGCGGAATTTTGGCATACGAACAAACACAACAGGCCAAGCCATGAAAAGCATCGTAAAACAACGCCAAGCCATATTAGCCTTGTTATATAACGCCCGAATAGAAGAAACCACGCATCAAAAAGGGTTTGTTGCTATCAATGATGTTAACGATGCACTGGGCGACAGCGCCTTTAACCTAGGCGTGTTAGAGGAGCTTAACCATATTAAATGTGAAGGGTATAAGGTGCGAATAACAGGCCACGGCGTATTGTCGTGCGAGAAAGGCGAATAACCATGTGCCCTAACACAGCACGAATAGAAGCCCTTAGTTTGGCCTCAAAAATTAAAGACCTCGATGCGTTACGGTTGGTTTTTGCCGCCTTAGTGGCCATGTTAGATGAAAAGCCAAACCGCAAGCCCATAGACTATGTGCGAGCAATAGAACAAGTGGCCGCCCGCAATGGCTTTATACCCCGTGCTTAACAGCGCGGTAATAGTAAAAATTTGACAAACTAAAAAATAAACGTTTAAACTGTGCGCACGGTTGCATATTCAACCGTCAGGTTCGACAGCCTGAAGTGAATCATTGCGCACAGCGCAGTTAATGCGTTTTTTTATATCTGCTATTTATGGTGGGTGTGCGTGGGAAGCCTTCGGGCTTGCCGGTTCTTTCAGCAATGGTTCCTCCGGTCTGTCGACCTGCGCACATCCATCACCCTTGTTCGACAGTATGGGCGATGGTTTAAAACCTAAAACAGGAACTAAACCATGAATGACAAACTACAAGCAGCACCCTTGAATTTCCCCGCGATCAGTGATTTAAATGAAAACCTGCCCAATAGCGTGAATGCGCGTGAGTTGCATGAGTTCTTAGAGGTTGGGCGTGATTTCACTAACTGGATAAAGTCGCGTATCGAAGATTACCAATTCATTGAAAAACAAGACTTTATAGTTTTCGCCAAATCTGGCGAAAAGTCTTTTATGAAATTAGGAAGACCAAGAGTAGACTACTACCTAACCCTCGATATGGTCAAAGAACTCGCCATGCTAGAACGTAACCACAAAGGGCGTTTAGCGCGTCAGCATTTTATTAAAATGGAAAAGCAAGCGCATATTAGCCAGGCGCAGTACCAAGGCTTGCAGCAACAAGTGCTGCGCCTACAAGCGTTAGTGCCGATGGATCCGGTCGATAAGCAAATACTGGAACTAAAACAATTCCAAAACGCAGCGGGTAAAGGCTTAACGCATGTGATTATTGGCAGCATGTTGGGCTTGGGTGCGGGTGTTATACGGCGGCGGGTTAGGCGCTTAGAGCAGTTGGGTAAGCTTGCGCCACCGGCTAATTTATTTAAAATGCAGCAGCAAAGCCTTAACTTTTTACCCAGCCCTATCCACGCCTAATGGATATTGACTTAAAAGACACGCTCATGCGTTTACATGCGGCTTACGAAAGCCTGTGCCTTATGGCAATGGAGTCCAACCCATGCAGCTCACGTGATGTAGGCAATGTGCTGGGCGAGATAAATAAACAGTTCAGTGAGGTACTTGAGAAATAGGTGCTGATAAACCACTTCGACAAGCTCGAAGTGGTTTGTTTATCTGTAGCGAAGTTGTTATTTAATCGACAAATCTGAGCAAGCTTTCCTGGCTTTTTGCTTGGCTTGTTCAACTCGCTCTAAATCATAGTTTCGTTCAACGAATGTGTAATTGTGCCGACTTTGAGTTTCCCAGTACTGAAGGTCGTCTTTGGCTTTTTGGCATTTACGTTCATTTTCAGCGCTAATACGCTTATTCTCTTTTCGTTGTCGGCCTTCTTTCTCATAAACATCGGCTAGCTTTAGGTACATTTTTGCGTTGCGTAGATGAGAGCGAGCTTGTTGTTCTAGCGACGGTTTAAGTGCTCTATCAACAACCTCTTGGCCTTTTTTGCAGGGCTTTTCTTGGTAGGCGCTTTCGCCATTTTTGCCAGGGCATTTATAGATAGCGGCATTAACTTGCGTTGCTGAAAATAGTAATAAAAAAATGACAAGCGAGGAAAAGCAAGGTATTTTGTTTTGCATCAGGTCAGTCCGTTGTGGTTGCTATTAAAGAGTAGCACTCTCCGCAATCATTTGTAAAACGCTTTAATGGCTCGTTGGGCGTCTAGTTTATAGACTAGATGCATGAGCAAATTCAGAGCAATTACCCGCATCCAATCCATTGTTATCCACTGTTCGGCTACGTCGAATGGCCGCTGGACAACAGTTGAAGAAATTGATGGTTGGCATAAAAAACGAGGCTTTAAGCGTAACCCAGAGCTAGCTGGCAATCATATGCCGAACTTGGGTAGTATTGGCTATCACCATGTCATTTATGCTAATGGCGCAACGGCGAAT